TTATCTGCGACAGCACTTTTTCTCGTCGAAATACTTACGCTCAGCTACTTCGCCTTGCTTGCCGATATTGAAGGAGGAAATCGGACGGTGATAACCCATGACGCGTGTCCAAATTTCGCACTTAGTGCGTTCGCTGTCCTTAATTCCTAAGTCTTTAAAATCGTCTTTCATGTTTTTTCTCTGTGTTAAATAAAAGAAAATAGCAACTACTTGATTACGTTAGATTTTTTATCGCTTTCTGCTGCTACGTTAAATAAAACGTCATTTATCACTGTAGCGCTTTTCGACAGTATTCAATAGCTGATCTTGCCTCGAGAAGTAATCGTCTAGCCTCCGATTCCAATCGTAGACATTGAATTGTGTCTCTATCGGCGCCGGTCTTAGCTCGTTTCTCAAGGCTGGCGACTCGTTCGCGCATCCGGTCAGCGTCAGTACGAGCGTTAGATTCAGAAACACGAAGCTCAGCCATAGCAATCGCCTGATTTTTATAGTGGGCTTCATAAGTCTTAACTGTCTCAGAAAGCTGAACGATTTGAGCGCGCGCATTTTTCAATTCCTCCGAATCGCGCCCATCCTGCACGCCGATCCAGTAAGCAAAAAGAAGGGCGACCGCAGCCGCCCCAAATTTAATTAAGTTGATCAGATTCATTTAGCCATTCCAGCGTCGGTAAGGACCGAAGTCCACATGAACGAAGTTTTTATAAAATCCGACGCCTCCCGGACATTCTTTATTAGCAATGATCTTTAGGCGCCCCAGCTCCTTCTCGAAGTCTTTTCCATGGCGCGGTCGGATGTCGGCAGCCATCCCCTGAACGTGGTAGGAATTTTTGACACCTCCCACGGCCGCATTGTGCTCGGGCGAACGATAGCCTGAATTAATATAGATGGCCTTTCCGAATTTCTCCCGGAGCATCTCCAGCAGGTCATACAAGCCCTGCTGGACTACTAAAGGATAAGGGCTTGGCTTGCCGTCTTTGGAGGCAAACTCTTTAGGCTGAAAATGCTCACTCATTTTTATCTCCTATTGGCAACTTGGATTTGATTTTGTTTTCCTGCTCTCTGCGAACGATGTCGAGCATTTCCCGGATATATTTCGGGATGATCGAACCGTGGCCGGCCCTCTCGATGTTTTCCAGTATCGAAATCAGCTCATTGATCGCCAGAGCGCCCACGGCCCACACGCCAATGAAAGGCATGTCTAAAATTTGATCCACCCCGTGGAAGCCAATGGCGACAAAAATGATCAGCAATTTTTTTGCGAGCCCCGCATGCCCAACGGCAGAGGCATACGTTTTCGTTCTTTTGGCCGCATAAAAACCTGTCAGCCAATCGGCAGCCACGAAATAGCAAAGCCACTGCAGCAGATAAAGATGGTCGCCCATGAGCGCGCCTATCAAACCGCCGGCACAGCTGAATATCGCGACGATTGTGTCTTTAATCGTTTCGGGCTGGAGAGAGGAGATTAGCTCTGTAATTTTCTCCCACATAGGCTGTTACTTATGCGCGCAGAACTTTGTACTCAGGACCCTCCGGCCAGACGACATTGTCCGGGAAACCTTCCTGGGAAGGCACGTCCCTCAGTGCCTGACGGTACTCTTTGATTTTGGCCAGGTCAGCATCAGAGATCGGATAATCAGGCTGTAACAAGTAATCTGTTTGAGAAATCAGATAGTCACGCTTAGCGCGTACTTCGGCCTCCTTTTTTGCGCGCTTTTCGTCTTCAGTCGGCTGAGGAATTTCCTCGACAGTAGTAGCAATTTTGTTACCGCTTTCGTCGTTTACAGCGACTTCTTTATACAGCTCAGGTTCGGCAGCTACGAGCTGCTGAAGAATTTGGCGCATTTTGTTGTCATGCGCGGTACGAGAGGTATGCGAAATCTGTACGCCTACGAGTTCTGCCGCGCTTAACGGATATTGGATTTCGTCCCATCCGCTGTTTACGTCATTACGGTCTTTGATCTTAAAGAAAACGTTCTTTTTCTCAGCCGGCGCCACGGTCGTACAGTCGGGTGGAAAGAGATATTCGTTTTCATTTTGGGGGTTACGCTGAGCGATAGAGCCGTCTGCATAGTAGCCGTCGGCATCGTATGTAAAGACTTGAAGCAAAGAAGGAGTCGTCATGCTGACCTCTAAAGTAATAAAGGAGTTAAAACCTAAGGAAAAGCGTTATCAAATTACTGATAGCGATGGACTAGCGCTTAGAATCCAACGATCAGGCGTTAAAAGCTGGGTTTTACGTGTCCCGCAGAATGGGCGAATCGTTGACATTACGTTAGGCCACTGGCCCGAAGTAACGCTCCAGCACGCTAGAGCGCTCGCACGTCAACGAAAAAAGGAGTTAGAACTAGAGCCGTCAGGGTCGTACACCGTCCGCGACGCTTTTAAATTTTGGTGCTCGAAAAAACGCGGTCGAATACTGAGCTATCGCGACGAACGCCTAAGACTCGAAAAATACGTCATATCGAAAATCGGCAGTCGTCAGCTAGATTCAATTACGCCGCCCATCGTCATTAAGCTCATGGAGCCTATAGAAGAATCGGGCAAGTTATCGACTGTCAAACGTTTGCTAATGCGAACGAGAGAAATATTCGATATGAGCGTTAATGCTGGATACCTCAAATCAAACCCGCTAGCCAAAATTACTAAAGTGTTTCCCGTCCCTAACGTTACGCATATGCCCGCTGTCGACTGGAAAGAATTACCGATAGTCGTAAGTCAGATAGAAAATCTAGCGCCTACAAAATATCGCTTACTTTTCTATTTCTCGTTGGCTACGTTATTACGTCCTAAAGAGGTTGTATCTATCCGCTTAGAGTGGATTAACGAGGACGCGATAACGATACATGCCGAATTTATGAAAATGAAGCGTACTCACCGTGTACCGCTAACTCCATATCTAATCAGCCTAATAAACGAGATTAAAAAGAATCGCGTAAATCAGCGCTCGCCCTACCTGTTTCCAGCTAAGCACGCGAATAAGCCGATAAGCTCGCAGGCTCTAGCCAAATGGCTACACGAACAAAGCGTATTCCGTAATCGCCTAGTCGCGCATGGTCTGCGCTCTATAGGTCGTTCGTGGTTCGCAGATAACGACGTACCTAGCGAAATCGCTGAGGCGTGTTTAGCGCACGTCGTCGGCTCGCAGGTCGTGCGCGCTTATCAACGAAGCGATTATTTCGCGTCACGTAGCCAGATAATGCTTCGCTGGCACGCGCACATTATGCAGTGTGCTCAATGTGCTCAGATTTTTAAGACAGAATCCGTAACGACGGGCGCCGGCGTCGAAAAAACCGAAAAAATCGACTAGTGCCTAGCACAGCATAAAAACCGCGCTCCGGCTATATCTGACGGGGCGCGTAAGAGACTAACGAAAATTCCCGAATATTCTCGGTTACTCAAACATCGCAGGATACTTTGATCCGCTAACTACATCAGATGGAGCTTTTAGCGCTAGTACCCGATGGACATACTCAATTACGAGAGAATCAGGAAACTCCGGAGGAGTCGTAAATATCGATGCATCCGGCTCCGATCCGCTTTATGGAGCTTCGAATACAGTCCAACCCAAAGGGCTTTTTGTTCAGTGTCTCATTCGTTATGCGTAACGAATGAGGCAGTACGCTCTAAAGGCTTCCGGTCTTACTGTCGTAACTGAATCGCTATAGATCGAGTTATGAGCTGAAGCGTTTAAATTCAGATAACAGTACGCTGTGTTTGTTGCGCCTGTAGCCTGAACTTGGCCTTGCATATCGGTTTCAAAAGCACCGGTTCCCTCTAACGTGTTGATGTATGGAATTGTGCCTGTGCTACCTTTTATATTCGGTAATCCCGCCTCAACATAGCTTCCCACCTCACTAAGCAAGGTGGTACCTTCGATAAATCTATGATGCAGATTCGGAAGATTAAAATGTGCCTCGTCAACCGCGCCGAACTTAGTACCTATTAGGGCGAATAGCTTGTTGTACTGCGACCTGAGCACAGAGGCTCCGTTCGCTAATAACCAGCCGTAAGGCACATCTCCGCCAAGGTACGGAATAATCGAGCCGATCGGACAAGCACCACCACGCTGAATAAAAATTTGTAGAGCTCGTAGAAACTGACTGACGAGCTCCGCTTCGTTGGTCGGATTTACATCTTCATCTAACTGATTTTTGATAAATTCACCGACTGCGTGTGCGATATTTGCGCCGCCCACGATAGCGGCGTTAACGTCGCCTGAAATTGCAATACCTGAGACGAAGCCGCTAGAGCGAACTGCTTTAGTCTGCCAAGTGGCGAGCGGGGTAACATTTGGATTGGCGCCGGCACAAAAACTGAGGATGTTATTAGTAGCCATTTGTTTGACCCATAAAAAAAGCCCCGCAAAATTGCGAGGCTTGTTTGAGAGAAATTTGAGATTTAGTTAGTGATGATTTCCGCCCATCCGCTGGTGTCGAAACCTTGAAGTAGAGGCGTATTCATGTCGAAGGCGAAAAGCGGCACGTCGTCATACTGAGTAAGCATGAAAACGTTAATTCGTACGCCAGCAGGCTTAAAAGGTGCTATCTGCTGAAGGAATAGAGCGCGCTGAGCGCTAGACAACGCTTTACCTACGACACCTATCGATATCGTCATATCCTGATGATCTTCGATGACGACGCTCAACGTACCGTTAAAAAGTGAGCGGACACCTTCGTAAAACTTTTCCGGCGTACCGTCCCACACGTTGGCGAGAATCTGTAATTTGAGCAGGAATCGATATGAGTCATCGTCTAGCTTCGTCATCCCGCTGGTGGCGTCATATTCGCCGCACCATACGCCGCGGTCGTATCCGGTAATTGCCGTATCGTCGAACGTAAAAAATACGCCCTCAATCGGAATAGACACGTAACGATTACGTCCGACCCATTCACCAACCGTATCGAGCTGTTTACCGACAGCGCTATCGAGGTCGTAATCGAACGGTACGCGCTCCATTAACGCCTGTAACTCAAGTACAGGGCCGAGTAACGAATGGAGCGTTTCAACGAATCTCGGCTTGTCTCGGTGCTCGGACGGTACGCGCTTTAGATACGTATTGAAATCAGTCATTCGTAATTACCTCAACGTCCGCGATGTCGCAGTGCGCTACCTCGTTGAATCCGATTGCTATGTTTGTAGAGGCGAATGCGCCTGAGTTTTTAGCTATCTGAATAGACGTGATGTCGTAAGAAATATCGCTGTCGTCATTCTCTAGGTTCGCGGGCACGTAAAGCTTAGAAATACGCACCGTTTGACCGAAAGTTAATGAGTTAATGTAGTTAACGACTTGCGATTTAATCGAGTTGTAAAGCTCAGTAGTAAAGCCTGTAAGCGGCTCTAGCGTGATCTTTACTTTGATGTGTACGACAGTAGGACGGAAGAAGTTAACGATCATCGGCACTTCTTCGGAGTCTTTAACTGTTACGCTCGTAGTACCGTAGGTGCCTGTACCCGCTGTCTTACGTAACTTGATTACGTCGCCAATCGCTTGAGCGTCACCGCCTTCGACAACTACGGCTATAGAGTGACTAGGTATGCCGTTATCGTCTGTTGCGTTCGTATCGTTTTCGTACACGATTGCACGCGTTACGCCGTCTACATCAAGAATGCCGCCTAGGATTCCTTTTAGTACCGTCTGCGACGGCTGAGCCGTTGAATACGTTTGTCTAATGCGCAACTCTGCGTCAGTCTCCGTATCACGTCCGGGCGCGGCTTCGGAGTTGTTAGTAACGCTTATCCAGCCTTCTGTAGGCGTTGCGATTCTCGTAACAGTACCGGCGCCGGCTCTAATATCGCCTGCGTCGTCACATGTCGCAGTAACTGTTATAGAGCCGCTCGTAGGGATTACTACTTCAGGCGGTAAATTCCATACGTGAAAATCTTTTGAGGTATCACGTACTTGCCCGTTCGTGATCGTCGTTCCCGCGTCGCCTGTGATAACAACGTCGACGCTTGAATGTGTAGACGCTTGACGCGCTATGCCGTTAATTTTTACCTCACGGCTTAAAGCGTCCCCGCGTGCAGTCGAAGGGGAATAGTTATTAAAGACTTCTGCGCATAGGAGCGCTAAATCGTATTGAGACTGAGCGAAATGCGCGACTAATTGTCCATCTTGCGAGTCAGCGTCGAGATTGATGTCTGAGCCGTATATCGAACGCATCGCGTCTTTGTTGTACTCTAGGAAATCCTCGAAATCGGCAACAAAAAAGCCCGCGTCATCGACGTAGGCTAGTTTTTTGAGATCAGGCATTTACTTTTACCTCGCCATAAACTGTATCTAGTGTTACCTCAATACGCAGTCGACGCGTATCAGGGTCGAACGCTGTAGAAAACTCTGTAATTCGATTGACGCCCGCGGTTTCTCTGATACGCTGATAAATCGCTTGTACGGCCTCAGTCTGCGTGTGTTTTCCTAAAACCTGTTGGTAATACGGGGTGCCGTCATTCGTATCTAAGTACCACTCACGCAGCCACATTCTTAGGCGTGTTAAAACGGACTGTGCAACCGCTTCGGCGCTATCAATAAAGTAGTTATCGAGTCCGGCGCCGAAAGTCATGTCGCCGTTTTCGTCTAGTTTTCGATATTTCATGTTTATTTATCCGGCGCAGGGCCGTGATTGTGAGTATGAGATTGAAGCGAAACCGTGCCGGACGTAATATCGCCAGTCGCGTGAATCGTCCCGGTTACCGAGGCGCCACTACCGCCGCTAACAGTCAAACCGCCTTTTCCTGTGATTAAGCCCGTTACTGTTAACGGGCCTTGTACGGTGTTATCTGGACAAACGACTTTAGATTTTTTAGCTGTTACGTTTACGTCGCCATTGATATTGATGTCGAGTTTCCCAGCGGTAAGGCTTATATAGTCGGAGCGTGAATCTGTACGTATCTCGATAGCGTTAGACGATACGTCCGAAAGTTTGCGCGGCTGAGAAGAAAGACCGAAAATCGCTATAGCGTCCGAAAGATCGTGAGAACGAGAATCTTTAGGAGACTGGACGCCACCGGACTGCCACCAAAAGTCGATACACGTATCGGCGAAAACTACGAGACATTCGTCACCCTCAGCGACAGGATACGTAATGCAAAGACCGCCCGCGCGTGGGAAAGCGATCGGTACTTCAGTAAGGACGGGATACTGAACTTCTGTAACGTTACCTTCGTACCCTCGTAGTTTTCCCATAATCGCAGGTCTTACGGAAACCACCTGCCGCCCTAAATCTACGCTAGTCACGATTGCAGGCATAGCTACACGAATCTGAGCTTTTAAATCCTCAGACTTTTGTCGCTCGATTTCTTCAGGCGTTGCAATACGTTCTAATTGATTCATTTTTTCGTGGTCTTTTTCGTTGACGGGTCTAACGAGCACGCTTTAATTTCTGTACTCCATTCGTTCCCGTGGGTATCGCCTGAATGTTTAAGCGACAGGATTTTGAAGTCACCCGTAAGAAACTCAGACTCGATTCTTATCGGGTCGTAGATACGAAGTAGCGCGTTAAGACAACAACTCACCGTTACGCCGTCTTTATCTTTCTTAGGGCTACCGATCATGCCGGTGTCAGGCCGCAAAATAAACGCCTTACGGTCATCGCGTGTAGCGTTTTTCTTGCAATAAACTAAATGTCCATCCTGTACAGACCACTGCGTATCACTGTTTTTTGAAACCTCACGTGAATAATTACGAGCCGCGCCGAAAAGTACGCGCCCGCGAGGATACTTAGTCTCGTTGCTTACAGCTTTTAAATCGTCGTTTTTAACGCCACGTTCTTTCATCGCGTTAAACGATTTTTTAGCGATATCGCCATTAGAGTATCCGGCGCCGACTGTCTCGTTTACGAGCGCGTATGAATAGCCGCTCTGACCGTCCCCAGCGTCGATACTGAGAATCGTATCCGCGCCGTTTCTAACCTGTGACGTACTGATAATGTTTCCGTCAAAAATTACAGCGTTATGAGACTCGTAACCAGCCTGTAGAACAATGCGTTTTAAATCACCATCCGCGATACGCGCTACCGTCGCTTTAGATAAGTTATAGATGTCGATTTTCGCTGTATTCGGGTCTTGGAGCGCTGTTTTCTCTACGTCGAACGAGACTCTAAAGCCGCTCAGGTCTAATCCGTTGCCGTCCTTATCTCCGACAAGGAGCGTAATTTTTCGCCAAAAATTAATCACTTGTAACTACGATTAAATGAGAATCGATACCGAGGTTTATTTCTGTAGGGTCTGCCTTTTCGTCGCCGTCCGTGACCACGATTAGGCCGAAACCTAGTTTTAAGTGCTCGTACTGCTGGAGTAGATTTTCGCCAGCGACTAACGCGAGATTACGTATGAGCCACTCGTTTTCAGAGCGTCCGATATCGAGCGTCCACGCCTGTAGCGGCTCATTCCATTTCGTTCGCAGTAAGTAATTAACGCCGCCAATTTCGACGTTAAATTCTTCCGCAAAAGAATTGAGAGGGATTTCGTATGTTTTCATCTTCTATGAAAGAAACTATAGAGAAACTAGCTTTTTAGCTTCATTGGTAACGTTTCTTAAAGCCGTGTTTTCTTTGACCGTTTTTTCTTGTAACTGCTTCGTTCCGGTTTGAGCGGTCTTAGCTGTTACATTCGGGTTCGCTTGCTGAGACCGTGGCGGCATATTCGTAGCGAGAGGAAACGTTATTACGATTTCCTGCATGGTCAGCGTGCATTTGAGAATGCGCGCTGAATGCGTATCCTGATTAGCCGCCACCGACACTAGAAGCATATTGTCGTAACGTCTTAGTCCCGTGACTGCCGTAAACGGTACACCGCTATACATCAAATCAAGTAAACGCTGATACGTTCCCTGCGGGTCGGAGCGTTCGCCAAAAATGACATCCCATGTAATATTTTTAGGTTCTCTAACGATGTGATCAGTACCCTGATTGCCGTCCTCGATAGGGTATTGGGTTGCAGTTACAGCGATATTGTGCGTTTCAGTAATAGAACAAAAATCGGAAAACGCCTCAAATCTCCGAGCAGGTTTAATTTGAAGCAATTTCCCGACTGCTGTACCGGCTAATCCTAGTACCTGCGTTTCTAAGAAAGACATTGTTATCCACCTTGCTGTAGATATGCTCGGTTAGTTGAGCCGGCGATTTCTTTAGCCTCTTTTACGCTACTGACGGTAATTGTTTGATGTACCTGAGCGTTGTTGTTATACGTGGTGCTAGAGCGCTGATTATTGTTAGTCGTTGTCGGCAGACTGGATGCAGTTTTATCGTCGTCCTTTTTACTTCCCCACGAAAACATGCCTTTGATTGCGTTAACGCTCGTATCCCAAGCGCCAGTAACCATGTTTCCGGCTTTTTCCGTGGCTTCTTTACCGAAATTTTTAACGGAGTTAATTAAATCGTTCCACCATTTAGTAAACGCTTTACCAATATTGGTTAACGCCGTCATAGCTCCGTCGCCGATAGAGTTCCACAGGTCACTAAACCACGTACTCAAACCTACGAAGGTTGAAATAATGCCGTCGTAAACGCCTTGAGCTTTTTGAGAAATAGTATTTTTTAGCTCATCCCATTTGTTAGAGGCCTCAGTAATAGCGTTATTCCAGCTATCGGATAAAAAACCTTGAATCCGTTCGCCTAATAACGACATCTCATTCGAGATCGTTTCAGCTTTAGATTTCCACCACTCAGAGCTAAAGAAATTACCGATAATCGTTTTTAAATCAGAGAAAATCTGACTTACATGGTCATACCATTCGGCGAAACCAGACCAATCCAATAAAGAATTCTTACCTTCTTGCCATCCTTTAAAGTCGTCATATAACAAGCCTAAAACCGTTATTAACGTCATTACGGCTGTAATAATGCGACCTATCGGAGAAGCCTTAAACACCATATTTAAGACTTTCCAAGCGGCGGTAACTAATCCGATGTATATAGGCCATTTACCGAGAACCTGAAACATTTTTCCGAGTCCGGTAATAAAACCTGTAACGAGATTTGCTCCGATTGATACAGCGGCGGCGATAGGCTCAACGTAGCTTTTAATTAGTCCGGCGTTTTCATCGATTAGCTTAGAAACGCGTTCTATCGCTGTCGTGATAGACGGTAGGACACGTAAAACAAACGCGGTAATGATGTCGTCAAAACCGCGTTCTGTTACTTTAATAGCGTCGTTGTATTTAGCGCCTAACTCTGCTGCTTCGTCTACATTAATCCCGAGAGCTTCAGTACGTTTATTGTATTGATCGATAATCTCAGTCGTATCAGACGTGAGCATTCCGATCATCGAACGATCAAGTCCGAGACGCTGAATGTACGCAGATTGCTCCGCTTTACTCAGGTCTTTAATTTTGACTTTGATTTCGTCTAAAACTTGAGTCGTTGTTTTGACGTTACCTTGCGCATCTTTCGCAGATAAGCCGAGTTTTTCAAAGACTAATGCGCCTCGTCCAATACCCTGAGCCGCTTCGCCTATCGTTCGAGAAAGGTTCTCAAACGAAGCTGTAGCTGTATTTGCGTCTGAGCCTGTAAGCTCAGCCACATATCCGAGCCGATCTAACTCTTTTACGGTGGCGTTACCAACACGAGAGACGACATCGCCGAGATCGTTAAATTTGTCGGCTGTACGCTGAATAGCTACAGCGACGGAACCGGCGGCAATAGCGGCGCCGGCCCATTTAGCTAAGCTAACGATTTTGTCAGAAAACGAGCCGACTGCTTTTTCTGCGACAGATAATGACGCAAAATCGACTAATGCGCCTACCCTCAAATTTACATCGTTTTTAGTTTCGGCCATTTTTGCGCTCGTAATACTGATAGACGCGTTTCTCGTTTTCGTCGTTCGCGTCGATAGCGTCATTTAGAAGGACTAAATCACCTAACGACACGGACGAATCGAAAAGAGACTCAAAAGAAAGAAAGCCCCGCAGAACGGGGCGCATAAGAAAAGACTCTGGAATATCTAAAAGGCGTACAGAATCACGCCATTCGGGCGGAGTTAGCTCAACTTGTTTTCGTTGAGCCAGTCTGTAAAAAAATCTTCAAAGTTATATTTAAGAGCTTCGTATGTGATTTTGTACAACGATTTAATGTTGTTTAGTTCTTCACACGTGATTTCGCCCTTAATAGAGCAATAGTCAACTTCCATTCCTACTGCCACAACTTTGACGGACGGCATTAAATGTTTGAAAATCAATTCGTCGCGTTTGTTAGCCGGCATGAATTTATTCACAGCCTCGGCGATAGCAGAAGCAATAGCAATTTGATTCTGCGGATTTCTAATAATTACGTTTACCAGCTCTCCCGCCTGAGTCGTAATCGGGAAAAAATATTGATTAACGATGTCATGCTGTTGCTTAGCAGACAAACGATATAAACGAACGGTAACTCCGTTAACAGTAATGTCCTGAAATTTAGTCATTCGATTAAGCTCCGATAGAAGTAATTTGTCCGCAGTTAAGCGTTACGACGATGGAATCGCCTTTTGATTTTTTGACGTTGTGTCCGGTAATTGACTGGATAGCGACTTGAGAGCCTGTGTACGTAAATTTCATGTCACGGTCAATAACCGTTACAGTGTCCGAACCGGTAGAACCAGTGCCGCGTTGAGTAGCGTGCAAAGTTATGAAAAACGGAACGCACGGAGAAGAAGGAAGATACTCAAGTACGATCGTACCTGCGCTCGTTTCGAATTCGCTCCAAATGCTAGACCCGTCGATAGCTTTATTACGTTCGCCGAAATCCTCGTCGAGATTGATTGTGATTCCGTTATCGGTCAAACCCTGCTTCAAATCGAACGAGACGCCACCAAAAACAGCGTAGGCGGCGCTTGCGCGAGCGATACTATATGTCGGTTTCTTCATTTTGATAATCCATTAAAAAAGCCCTGCGTTCGTTGCAGGGCTTGTTTAGAAAATGACTTGATTAGCGATTGATGTTGACTATGATCGGCACGCTATGAATAGCACCAGCGAGTTTGATACCGGCCTGAATAACCGGAGACTTGCGGGCCTCGCGTTCGTTCTGCAACTGATCGTTAACAGACGGTGCGTACAAGTAATAACCTTTTTCGAGATAAGCGCCGGATTCAAGGTCACCGAACGGGTCACTATTCCACACCCCCGGCGCCACAAATCCGTTAATGACGGCCTGATCGATAGCGTTAGCAACAGCAGCCATAAGACGCGCCACTCCGTCATCCGTCTGCGGAATTTTCGTTTTGGACTGATAGAGAACGTTGTAAACGGTAGTCTGAATTAAATCCTGCAACCAGTCAGAGCCGTGACGTTCGTCAGCCCACATACCGGACGACATGACGCCTTCTTGAATAATGTACGTATCGTTCGAATAAATAGCGTACTTATTGACGTTACGCGCCGTGAGATTCGTATCCTGAGACTGCGTGAGATTCGTCGGCTGGAGGCTCGGAGACTGCTTGAATTTCAGTGTGATCGTTGTCATCGAGCCGCTGAAATTGACGCTAAACATACGACCTAACGCAGACGCGACGAGATATTTATTCAGTCTGTAAGCCGAATCATTAGCGTCGTATTCAGAGGCGAATACGATAGTGCGCGTAAATTGGCCGCGTTTGAGTTTAGACGGAAGGTCTGTAGATTCGTCGGTATAAACAGAATTAGCACACGTCAAATCTGTGAGCGTAATACCGTAAATATGCGAATCCGCGGACGATTCAACGATCTGAGCGATTTTAAGAATTTCGTCGTCTGAGACTGTAGCGCTGGTGGCTGTAATAAAGCCGTAGAAATTTCTGCCATAGTCTGCAAATAACTTGCTAACGCGTGTACTGATAGCGGTATCGGTTGTAGAGTCCCACGGCTCGGCGATAATCAAAGTCTGCGGTTTCGGAGACTGAGAAAAATACGCCATCGCTGCTAGCGTTTCCGGTGCGTCATCACCGAAATCCGTAGCTACATCGTCGGAACTTGTATACGTGCGATAGCCCTCTCCGGCAGTAATAATGTTTTTGGTATCTCCGAGAATACAAAGAATTCCGAATCCGCGAGTCTGAGCCGCCTTCGGACTAAACACCATATCGACATTAACGATATTGTTTAAAGAAAGTGCCATTTTAAAAATCCTCGTTAGGAGTTTTGAATACTGGTAGGAGCTGAAACTATTGATTTAATTGACCAGCGTCGGACGTATGAATAATCGAGCGTTAGGTCGACGGTGCTCATGGGCGTTCGAGCGTGGCCCTCGGCTAATCGGTCAATTTCAATAATCTGAGCCTCGTTAATGCTGAGGCCGAATTTTTGTAGCGCGTCAACGTTCTGAGATAAGTAAATCAGGTCGTGTAGTAAAAACGCCTTCTCTCGACTGTTTTCACCGATGAGCTTTACTCGGCAGTGCGCCGTACCTTCGTAAGCTTGATCTAAATGATCGTCGGTTTCCTCAACGTCGTAAGGCGTGCCGATGAACTCAATTTGATAGAACTCGAAAAATACGTTTAGAACATTCGTACTAATCGCTGTTTCAAATTCTCGAAACATAGGTTTGACGTGGATCGGAAAACATCCGAGCGCGTTAGCTAACCACGTCTGAAATTTGTCGTCGAATTCCTTTGAATAAACGTATGTAGCAGTGCTTGCGAGCACGCCTGCTTGCGTAGAGTCTACGTAACTCATACTTGTTTGCTCCTTGCGAGCGTTGCCTGATAGTAGGCTCCGTTCGGGTTGTAATTGGCGATAGACATAACGTCGTACAGCACGCCATTAAATTCGATTTGATCGTTAATAAAGCCGTCGTCTGCGAGCGATACACGCTCGACGCCGTAGTACGTGAGGCCGCACGTTACAGGGGAACCGTCGGCGTACACGATATTTACTAACTGCGCATCCGTTAACGGCTGTAGAACCGCCTGTATCGGCTTACGGATTTTCGTAATTTCGTCGCGTCCGTTTCCGATCGGTTTAGCCTGCTGACGAATGAGTACGCATGAGACCGTGAAATCAGGGTCTCTAACGATTTCTGAGACATCAATCATTTTTTATCTACGACGTATTGAATAGCGTTAAGAAGCGCGCCAGTGCGAATAAGTGCTTTCGTACCTTTAAAGTCATGACGCTTACGGGCCGCGATCGTTGCCGGCGCCAGCGGTACGAAATTACGTTGATCGACGATATTTTGTTTGGCCGTATCGCGAACGAGCTGACCGACGATATTCAGCGCTTTGTTCACGGCGCCGGTCTTACCGCTCAATCCCTCATCAACTAACGCCTGCTCAAGAATTTCGTGTATTCGTTTTTCGTTCGTTAGTAAGGCTGGTTTTAAATACGGTCTCGGCGGTATCGTATGCGTCCCGTAAGTCTGCCACGTCGCTATTTTGAGATTAGTAAGCGGCGTATCCTTGCGCTTTAAACTCTTCGCCTCGATATAGCCAATCGAAACGCCTTGCCTGTTAAAACGCTCGAAACGTTTCTTTAATTGAAAGATGTCTGATTTGAGCGCGTCCGCTCCTTCTACTTTCATCGTTAAGGCCATGTCGCACGTCCCGTAACAGCGAACGGCATACGCCGATAGCGTTTTAAAAGGTCAAAAAACTGTTTCCCGTAAGGTGTGCTATTCCAATAGCCAGCGTCAGCGAACGACGTGGACGCAGTATCGTAAGAAACCGATACAGAACCGACTGTTTTAGATGCGACTGCGCCATGAGCGCCGCTGCTAATGTTTCCTTTAGAAACTTCGCCACCGGCGCCGGTACGCTGACCGTTATCAAGCGACGCTAGGTAATGCGCTGTAAAAAGAGCTTTCCCAAATTCCGTAGATTTACCGAAGCGATTCTCGCTAATCTGGTTATCCGCTTCGTCTAAATAAAACTCTACGCGAGCTTTCGGAAACTCAGAAAACTCAGGAAAAATCTTTAAAAAATCGTCGTAAGTCATTTTGTTTTTAACGTGAGTACGCCCGCTGGACGTATCCAGCAGGCATAAAAAACCTCGCGAGGTGCGAGGATTAGATGTTGTCGAAGTACATCACGGTCTCAGGACGGCGGAACTGAACTTCTGCTAAACGCCACAGATAAGCGGCGCAATAATCGAGTCCCTTGTCGTAAGACTTTTCACGCCATACCGGGCGAATATGGTAACGAACGTAGTTTTTATCTTTCGTATAAAGAACCATACGGTCTTTAGAAGAGGTTCCGAGAGAAGACAATTCCTTGACTTGATTAACAGTCATAGAACCTGCGACCTTACGTCCGAGAGATTCCTTCTCGATGTAATCGATCATAGAGAAGTGACGGTCGTCAGGAGCCTTCATGCTAAAGAGCTTAACGTACTGAGCAGGCGTAAGAAGCATAGTGTTTGGCATGATGACGCCGTTAGTAGCCTGATATGCCTGATTGAAGTAGTCATCAATAGCCTTCGCCATACCGTCCCATGTCGGAGAGGTTTCAGCGAGAGCGCCTGTAGTCGTTCCCTTCTTGATAGAAGCGTTATTCAAGAAGCCCTTGAAACCTAAGCCGCTATCGCCAAGATAACCGACCTGATGTGCTTCTTGCAGGAATTTATCGTTAACGAGTTCGACTTGCTCGGCGTTAACGTTGATATCTTCAGCCTTCTGAGCGGCCTCTAGCTCCATAGAGGTTACGGAGATTTCGCGGCCAGCGGTATAAACGGCTACGGCCGTAGCGTTCATTTCGTAATCAACGCCGCGAAGGTCGTTAGCGCCCTTGCCGAGCCAACTCATTCCGTTAGCGTCTTTAGTGCCCTGACCGATACCCTTGATATTTCTTAAAGCGACGACGTTAGAGACCTTATCGAGGTCTTCGACGATAGGAATATCGCGAGTGAAATAGTAATTTGTGAGCGGGCGAATGATTTCCGGCTCAAGCTGTGCGAGTCGAGAATTCCACAGCGCTTTTACTTGATCTGCTGAAATTGCCATTTTATTTGTCCATAAAAAAAGCCCCGTCCGAGTGAACGAACGAGGCTTAGTTAGTTAAGAAAAAGGATGTGAATTAAGACGATGATTTAACAGGAATTACGACCTGCTGAGTTACCTGAATTTCGGCGCACCCGTCAGCAATACCGTTAGCGGCGAAAACTGCGCGAATCGGTACTTTCGTGTTGTCAGTCGTAAAAACTTGATTTGTCGCGTCGTAATAGACGGCCTGATTTCGTTTAGGCGTAATGGACGCGGCAGCAGGCACCTGAATGTAACCAGTGCTAAGTACGCCGATTTCCTGCGGAAACACCTGTAACGTCCAACCGTCATGAAAACGCACGACAACGCCGATCATCGCGTCGAGTCCGTCGGTAGATTCAAGCAACTTAGCGTTACCGTCTGAATCCTGTTTGACAGGTAAGCCGGCGCCGATAGCGGCGGTTGCCGTAATGGACTTAATGTCCGCGCCACCGCGAGTTACGAAACCCGCGATCATGTTTTGTTCAATGTATCCAGTCTGCATTTTTTATCTCCGATAAGTTATTTCGCTTTATTCCAAAGTTCCGCGCTTTGCTCGACAAACGATTTCGCTTTCTTCGGCGCTTCATCGTGTTTAACTTTTGCGAGCGTCGCCTGAGTCATAGAACGCCTGAAATTTGCGCAGGCGCGTAAAACCATCGCGTGATCACATTTAGACAAGTCGCCGAAAGAGTCGACGAAGGATTTGCCTTGCTGTGATTTCGCAAACTCAAGAATCGCGGCATACGGCAGATTAGGCGTCGTAGGCGCTAACGAAGGAGCGATATCTGCGGCGTCACGAATCATCGCGGCGTCGAGCTTGGTTTCTGCGGGTTTGGCGTCTTTCTTCCCTTCGTCCTTTTTGCAGGCGTCCGCTTTATCGTCCGGCTTAACGTCTGCTTTCTTATCTGCTTTAGCGTCAGTCAACGCTTGCAAGATAGCGGCTCCGAGTACAGCAGGATCGATACCTGCGAGCGGATTAGCAGCTGGCGGCATATCGTCGTCGGCTTTTTTATCGTCAGGTGTCGGCGCCGGAGTTTCAGCTGCTTTGTTATCCGGTACGGGTGTCTGAGCGGCGTTCGGCTCAGGCTGTTTAGCACCTTCGGCGTCAGCGTTAGTAGCCGGCGCCGGAGACTGAGCTTGCGCAGATTTTTCGAGCGCGGCTAATCGTTCGCTCATAGCTTGGAGCTGTTGAAGAATCTGAGCGTTAACGTCAGCAGGTGCTGCGTCTTTCTTGAAAAATGCCATGTCTGTATCCTCTTTAGTAATTACAGAATCTTTTAGAGAGCACGTCGCTCCGCCTTTTCCTTGAGGTACTAAAGCAACGTGATTACCTATGAAGTTTGTTTCGATGCCGATTCCGCCGCCTTGATCGATAACGTTCGATTTAAAGCCACATGACAGCTCTTTTGCGACGCCGTTAAAAACGGCTTCTATCGCTTTAGGCTCAAAAATCATTAGATCAGCTACAAGACATCCAGCGGTATGGCCTTCGCCTTTGCGAACGTGCGAAATACTGCCAACGGCGTACTGTTTCCAGTTATCCCCTGTCACGCTATCGACTGGCGGATGTCCGAGAGTTACAGGCTTTCCTTCTAATGAATTGATAGTGTCATCTGAGAACAACACATCACTAGGACGCATAATGAATACCTTCCCTTCAGCATTCGGCTTAACCTCGTTGGTTTCAGAAAGAGCGTATTCACGTGCGCCAATCGACGCGATGACGGCATTACGACAAATTAAAAAACCCTCTTTCGTGAGGGCTTTATTCGGTGAAATTGGATAGCTCAAGTCATACATTTAGACTCCTAAGCGTTATTAGGCAGAAGGGGTACAGCAAAACATCTACAGTTGTAAGTACCCCCGGGGTTATAGTATTTTCCCGGTTCAACTTCAGGGGGATTTGAGAACGAGCAAACTTTACCGTCCATCGCCTGATGAGAAGCGCGTACGGATTCATCCTCGACGGTGTGCCATACGTACTGATCGATTCCGACGGACTGCGCCTGAGCCTGTACGAGCGTTGACTGCGTACGCGCTACCTCAGTACGTGCGATACGTCTAGCGGCGTACTCAGGATATCCGGGTGTCATGCCTTGGATTTTCGCGACTAGCGTTTCGTGACGTGCTCCAGTCTCGAGCGCGATCTGAGCGCTGAGCTTCTGAGCTTCGAGCGCCGCGTTGTTCGGTAACGTTTTAATTACGTTTACCTTTTCCTGTACGAGCTTATTGACTAACGCGATCATTTGCGGCGACTGCGTATCGATACGTAGACCCGCCGCCTTTTTGAAATCACGCGCAAGAAGTACAGCGTTATTACCGATGATCTTTGACCAAAGCGACGCCGTTGGAGCGGGTAACGCATTCGCGTAATTATCGAGCTGTGCTTGCAGAATTCCGAAGTCTTTAATCGTCCCGTCGGCGTTCAGGTTCATGTTAATAATCGCCTGAATGTTGCGGGACACTTGACGGTAATAACGCCACACGCGAGCGCGATACGTTTTTTCGTGATTAAACGTTGCCATTTAATTTAAGTTAAACGCTCCGAAATTAGGCTTTTCGTTAGGGTCAACGATCACTCCGATGTTAGGCAGGCCAGCGTTAACGTATTGTCCTGTTTCGTCCGGTATCGGAGGCGGCTCTACTTCGTTAAGCGCCTCGATATCCTGCGGCGTAACCGTCGAGAAAATCCCCGTTTTTTCGCTTAACGCGGCAATTTCTTCGAGCGCTCGTTTGTCAGAAATAAGCCCTGCTGCTTGGACGCTGAGAATCGTATTAACAGCGTTCTGAGCGTTCGTAATACGTTCGCTCGTAGTTTCCTGCTTAAGCGGTACGAAGTCGAAGTCAATCTCGGAAACTTCGCGGCCTGCGCTCGTAAGAATTAACGATGCGATACGTGAGATCGGTTCGCGAAGTTTATCCTCTTGCAGTCGTGAGACCGTATCGTAGTAATTAGCTAGATCAGCGTCTCCGGTCGAAAATCCTGCGGGCGACATTCCGAAAAGTTTGACAAGCGGAATTTCCGCGGCGCCGGCGATTTGTTCTGAGAACGTAATTAGCACGTCACGAATACCGCCGAATGAGTACGACTGAGACTGAAACGTATCTTTGTTATCAGAAACGGTTAACGACGAGTTGTTTTGAACGTCGTTAATCATTTTTACAGCGCGGCCCATGAAAGAAGCGCGTTCGTCGTCCTGCAAGCCTTGCCAAAAATTCTCGATACCTAAGTAGCGAATGTAGCAGCGCTTGAGCAATTCGAGACAGCTATCTAACGAAGCCCCGTAAGCGTTAACCGCTGAGTTAGCGACATCGTAAACGGACTCGCCCCAGCCTTGGTTTACGTTTAATTTACGATGTGTCGAACGTATGCCGTCAAAGCGAATAACACGACTAGCATCAGCGTCGAACGTGCTCAACGTTCCGTAAGCTGGTTGAATGCTGTATTTAACAGGTAAGCCCGCCTCAGCGCCATACGTTTTTACGCTCGTGCTCGGCGTTATTTCGGTTTTATCGAATACGCGGAAACCTAGAAGCGTTCCGTTAGGATTTAAAACGCTTTCCGGCGCCCCATCACCCATGTCGATCATTACGAGAGAGCCGCCGTAAACGCGTGCGTACGTAATCGCGTCAGTCAATAGACGCCATACATTCAGGCGCCGGAACTCTTTCTCTAAGTACGCAGACGTATCAGCGTCGAGGCGCCAGTTGACGCCCTTCGATGTCATATCGCTAGCGATTGACTCAGCCATACGCCGAGCTACCCAGTTCGACGAAAAGAGTCGGCCTTTCAGTTCGTCCGGTAACGAAAAACTTATTTCTTTTGCGACGTTCGTAATTAGCTCGCCTGTACATACGGAGCTTACGTATGCGGTCGCGCTGTCGTGTTTCGTACGTCCTGCGTTTTTTAATTGAAGATTCTTTGCCATGAGAATGATGTGCTATTCAGTTTTCCGACGACGCCGTAACGCAGAGCGTCCGGCACGTGTGAAAACTCGTGATCGGGTTTATCTGTCGGATTTCCTGACGAATCAGTCGCCCACGTGTAATTTGTGATTTCGTTGTAAAAATTCGGTACGTCCGGCGCCACGATAATTTGATACTGCTGTATGAGCTGGATACCGTAACGCACGCTGTCCGCGCCTTTCGGAGCGGCTACAGCGTTAACGCCTAGACCTCGTAATTCTTCGATAGATTTCGGCTCGGCAGCATCGCATTGAACTTCTTCTCGTTTAAGTCCTTCAGCTTTAATCTTTTCGGCGATTTCAGCGTTAGTAAGACCACGAACAAGAAAACAGCGAGTAATGTAGATTTTCTTTTCACGTTGATTAACGAAACCTCCGACAAATGCCGTCGGGTCTGTAAAACCGAAGTCGAGACCGTAAAACGCTTGATATTCCTTATCTTTATTCAGCGCGTCAAAATCGAACTCAAGCTCGATTACGTTTTCGTAAATCGTGCCTGTAGAAAGACCCCACTCGCCTAGTCCCTCGACTTTGTAGCGCCTCGGTTGTTCGAGCTTCATACGCTCGAATATCGCGATATCCGCAGGGTCTAGCCATTCGTTACATAGGTAGTTCGTCGTTAGCGCTAACGTATCGTCGTTAGGATTATCGAAGAATCGTTTTTTACCCCACCAGCGCTCAGACCACGGATTTAACGTAAGAATGAACTGTTTCCATAATCCATCCGGCAACTGACCGCGAATAGAAAGGTCTAACTTGTTGAACTCGTTTTCGTCCTCAATCTGATACGCTTCGTCAATCCACACCCAGCAAAGTACGCCAGTCGGTACGGAAATAGACGTAATTTTCTGAGCGTCATCGAAGCCGCGAAAGAGGATTTTTTGTCCGGTCAACTTATGCGTAATCTCAAGCGGCGATACCTTGTAATCCCAGTATTGCTCAACGCCTAGGCGGTGTATCGCCCATACTAAATCTGAGTAGCAGGAATTTCTAAGCGTGCGCTCATAGCGTCGAATTACTAGCGCGTTAGCCTCTTTGTACGCCATAAGATTAACGATTAACTTTAGCGCTGAAGTTTTAGACTTCTTAGAACCGCGTCCGCCTTTGCAAACTATGTAACGCTGCTTGCTGTTCCAAAATGACGCGTAACCTCGACCAACGATCTCGCTTAGCTTTAGTTTTCTTTGCTTCATTCATCGTCAATCTTTTAAATCGTTTTGGATGATGAGTACCGGCGCCACGTTTAAATCTTTGCCGTCTTTACCGGTGATGGCAACCTTCTTTCTATCGCCAAAATTTTCATCATTCCGCATAGCGGCTTGTCTAGCGCATTCCTGAATTACGATTTTCTTTGCTTCTACGTAACCCTTCGGAAGATCGACGCCAGTCTTTATACAGCGATCAGCTATGCGATTTAATCTCTCGACCTGTTCCCAGCCGAGCGCGTCAAAAAGCCATGAGCTTTCTTTTCGTGCTTGCGCGGAACGGTGACAAAATTCTTCGTTTTCTTCTTTCCAGCGAATTATTGTTCGTCTCGAAGGCATGCCTTTCATCGCGCCGATCTTACGCTCCGATTTCCCTTCGAGAATTAAATCGATAATTTTGTCGGCTAATTCTTGAGAATACTTCACTGGACGGCCGACTTTGTTTTTTGTTGAAGTGGCCATTTTTATATTTTTAATCTGAAACTGTTGACAAATTATACTTTTTCTGTATAATTATAAACATGGTAGTTAAACATGAAAGGAGGTGAGAAATGTGGATTTAAGAAACCGATTGATTCGTGAAATCAAGGTTAAGTGGAAAGTAAAGGAAATCACAATTAACCTGATCTTCATAAAAATCGTGCTAGTTAGAGACTAACTACCGTCCCCCTCGAAAGAGGGGGAAATCCACATACTCACCAAAGGAGCATTTTAAATGTTTTATGCGGTTTCTGAAATTAAACACAACATTTTTAGCGTTCGTGATCTTGGCTTAACTTGCGAAGCTGATTCGCTTGAGCAAGCTTTAGATATTTTCTCCGATAAAGTCGAAAACTTTATCGAAGAAACATTCCGTAAGCAGCGGAAGCCAATTCCCGAACCGTCTGCGCCTAAAGATCACGACGGTATCTTAGTTGTGCCTTTGAAACTCGAGGCACGCATTCGTTTATGGAATCTGCTCAGAGAAAAACACATGAGCACATCTGAACTTGCTCGCCTTCTTGATATGTCGAGGCAACAAGCTCAAAGACTCGTTGACGGAAGCGGCCCTGCTAGCTTCGATATGTATTACGAGGCTTTTAAAGCTCTCGGATACTATCTCAGCCTTGAGCTTAATCCTTATAAATAAGTTGTACGTTGATTTCGTACAACCGAGTTAACTGGCTCGGTGAACAATGCCCGCCGAGAGGCTTAAGGAAGCTCTGTAAAATGCTTGATTCTTCCCAATGGCCTTTAGAGACTTAATTTTCAAAGGATCTGGCCGAAATTTTCCATTCAGGAGGAGTTGATTGGGGCCTAATCAATCAATTTCCTCCCCAATAGATACAGTTATCCTAGACGAAGCTCACCTTAGTTCGATTTTCGAAGCAATTTCCGATGAACATGTTGGCAATCGAGGCCAGCATTGTTAAGCGCGCCGTATTTTTGGCCAGCCCTCTGTATCTGACTTTCTTATATCCGAACTGAACCTTAATTCGATGAAAGGCGTGTTCGACCTTGCATCTAATCGAACTCAGCAGCTTTTCGTCGGCAATTCTCTCTGCCGAGAGCTTCTTTCTCTGACTGTAACGTTTCGCAGCCGTATAAGTTACTCGTTCAGGATCTGCACTATCGCGCTTTTCCATACCGAGATATCCGGAATCGCCGATTACTTCCCAGTCATCGGGGCGGCGTAATTCGTCCGCTTTTGTCACATCGTGAACATTAGCGGGGGTCGTTACCACCGTGTGGATGATTCCGGTGGCTTTATCCACACCAATGTGCATCTTCATTCCGAAGTGCCAGTTGCTGCCTTTCTTCGCTGAACGCATTTCAGGATCTCGCTTTTTGTCGGCGTTTTTCGTCGAACTCGGCGCTTCAATAAAAGAGCCGTCAACAATCGTGCCCTTGCTGAACAGAAGCCCCCTGGCGGTAAGCTGCTGCTTGAACAAATCAAAGACTTGTTTGTCCAGAACGTTTTTCTCAAGGAGATGACGGAAACGTAGGATCGTGGTCTCATCGGGACATTTTGAATCCATCGTCAGACCGACAAAGCGGCGGCATGCGAACGAGTCGTGAAGCGTCTCCTCACACATGGGATCAGAAAGGTTATAAACCAGCTGAAGGAAATGAATGCGGATCATGAGTTCCAGAGGATAAGGCTGAGCGCCGCGTTTGCCTTCACTGTAATAAGGGCCTATCAAAGATTTCAAGTCCTGCCAAGGAATGATGCGGTCTAAAGTCTCCAGGAACTTTGTTCTTCTGGCACCGCCCAGCTGCGGTGAGGTTTCTGCAAATAAATCAGCGAATGTGGGGGCTTTAATCTTCAT